ACGCATTCGGAAGCGAGTTATCATAAATGACAGTTGGACGCATACCTGTAATTGAAGGTGGTATTCAACCTACCTTGCTAGATGCAAAGGCAGACCTAATTACGGCTACTGCCAACGACACACCTGCTCGCCTTGGTGTTGGTGCCAATGGCACTGTGCTTACTGCAGATAGTGCTGAAGCAACGGGTTTGAAATGGGCTACGGCTAGTGCTGGTAAGATTTTGCAAGTAGTCACTGGTACTTATAGTACAAATTTTTCAACAACATCAACTACTCCAGTTGATTCAGGTTTAAGCGTAACAATTACCCCAACTTCTGCAACAAGCACAATTGCAATTTGGCATAACGGAAACTATTATATGAACGCTGGAGCGACATCTTCACTTAATTTGCGTATTGTAAGAGGCGCAACAGCAATTAAAACATACAACAGTCAGATGTATGATAATAACAATGATTTGCACCGTGGTGAAATTTCAATGATTTATGTTGATTCTCCTGCAACAACAAGTGCAACAACTTATAAGATTCAAATCTTTAATGATATTACATCAACAATTGGTGCGCAATACAATAACGAAGAATCTCGTTTTATTCTTATGGAGGTTAGTGCATAATGGAAAAAGTTATTAAATTAACACAGGCTCTACAGTATTTGCGTCCAAATGCTGAGTGGTTACTTAACGGTGATTCTTATGAAGGAATTGAATGGCTTGATACAAATCAAGCAAAGCCAACAAAAGAAGAAATTGAAGCAGCCATTGCTAATCCACTTCCAGAGCCAGAACTTACTGTTTCAGAAAAGTTAGCATCAGTCGGACTATCTATTGAAGAACTCAAAGCAGCACTAGGAGGCAACTAATGGCTACAGGTCGCGTACCTACAACGGCTAACTCGCCGTTAACAGCAAAGGGTGACTTGTTCGGTTACTCTACGGCACCAGCAAGATTGGCTGTTGGCAACAACGGCGAGACAATCGTAGCCGATAGTTCCACCGCAACTGGACTTCGTTACAATCCCCCAGTGGGAAGCCTTGCTAATCCTGTAATTAACGGTGGTATGGATAATTGGCAAAGAGGAACATCTATATCGGTAACTGCTTCAAGTACTCCTTATACAGCCGATAGATGGCAAGTTACTACGGGTGCTAACCAAGCCTCAACAGTGTCAAGACAAGCAACAGGAGACACAACAAACTTACCAAATATTCAATATGCCGCTAGAGTTCAAAGAAACTCAGGACAAACAGGCACTAGTGCAATTGCTTTTGTGCAAAGTTTTGAAACAAACAACTCTGTGCCATTTGCAGGAAAAGCCGTTACAGTAAGTTTTTATGCAAGAAAAGGTGCAGATTATTCTGCTACAGGTTCTTCTTTAGGCATAGATTTTATTAGCGGAACGGGAACAGACCAGAATAGAGCAACCGCAGGATATACAGGTAATGCTAATGTTTTTAGTAATGGTGCAACATTAACAACATCGTGGCAAAGATTTGTTTTTACTGGAACTGTTCCTGCAACAGCAACAGAATTAGCCACATATTTTATTTTCGCTGCAACAGGTACGGCATCAACTAACGATTATTTTGAATTAACTGGTGTCCAAATAGATGTCGGCATTTGGACTGCTACTACTGCCCCTACGTTCCGTAGGTCAGGTGGAACTATCCAAGGGGAATTAGCCGCTTGTCAGCGTTACTATGTCCGCTTTGACGGTGCTAGTTATGCAGTATCAGGTTATGGCACTTTCACATCTACAACTAACGCGGTCATTATGACACCGCTACCAGCAACAATGCGAATAGCACCAAGCGCGGTAGATTGGGGAACGCTATCGGTCTTTGAGTATTCAGCCGCTTTCACACCATCTGCGGTCACAATGGATACCTCTTACACAAATCCTAAAGTTGCAGCGGTCAATGCAACTATTACAGGTGCAACCGCTGGGCGGTCTGCTTTCTTTAGAACAAGTGGCTCAACTGCGGGCTTCATCGGATACAGTGCGGAGTTATAGAAATGACAATTACATTTATTGAAGTTGAAAGTTTAGACGGCGTAATTGAACACGCGCTTATTGAACACGCTGACGGGTCATTTACCTCAATGCCTAAAGCGGTCTATGACGCGCAACAGGTGGAACATTTGACGGAGATTCCTACCGTCTAACACGCTTATCCCTGAGTATAGATTCAAACTACTCAACTAATTTTGCCTACTTGACAAGGTATGCCATAATAGTATATAGGCAACCTTGCCACAACATAAGGGGACACAATGGCTAAAGTAAATAAAGGAACAGTTGCACTAGGTTGGTGTGACAACGGTATTGACGGTGGAGATTTCTTTCCAGTTCCAGAAGAACCAGTAGAAGATCCTGCTTAATAATTAAATAAAAAAATAACCCTACCCAGTCGAAAAACCAGGTAGGGTATTTTTTATCCCTTAAATCATATTATTGGGAAATTTCTTTAGCCACTTGTAATGAGCACCCTTTTTATAAGATGACCATGAACTCCAGTCCTTACCGCCTTTTGTCATGTGAAATGCAATTTCTGCATTCACAACAGGATTAAATAAGTCTGCATTGTGATCTAGGTTAAATTTCTCTCGTCTATCAGGACCAAGGCCCTGTAGCATATTGATTTGATAAACACCGTAAGAAGAATCTCCAGTGTTAACGTTACCATTGAAGGCAAGCGGCCTTCCATTAGATTCTGCCTTTGCAACAGCCCAGGCAGTCTTTAAGCCTTCCCCCTTGAACCCTACAGCCTTTAACAATTCAAGAAGTTCTGAATCGGTAAGGGAAGTAGAATTAGCATATTTTTCAAGTATTACATCGTTACTAGGTCTAGATACCAAAAAAACCCCTGGAGGGGTTAAAGTAGAAGTCAAGGACTGTTCACTTAGTAAGTTGTTCTTTGTACCGTGTGCAGCATTCAGACCGTTGTTTAGCAAGGTAAGAGTAAGCAATGTTACAAGAACCCCCGATAGTATTTTGTTGTCTCTCAAGTTTTTCCTCCTAGACTACAAATGCTACCCTTCGGTAGCATACTCTAATTATAGCATGTTTTGGACTTTTAAGTCAAATATAAGCATTAATTATTAAAATTATTTCTATTGCAAGTGGTATAATAATAAGACTATGGCTCAAACTCCCGTATATGAAATCCCGTATCCCACGAACTCTTCGCCAGTAGATGTTGCTGGTGATTTGCAAGCACTTGCTGAGCGTGTTGAAGTAATTCTCCCTACAATTGGATTGCCTCTTTTTACCTTAGAAGTTACAAACAATAGTGGTGCATCAATTACTAAAGGATCTCCTGTTTATATATCAGGATATGATGCAGTATCTGGTAAAACTGAAATTACAAAATCACAAGCATCTGACATTACAACTTTCCCTATAGCAGGACTAGCACAATCTGCAATCGGAAATGGTAGCGATGGAGTTATCGTTTTATCAGGAGTTTTTAATGGAATTGATACTTCTTCTTTTACCGCTGGAGACATGCTTTATGTTGGAGCATCTGGTGGACTAACTGCAACACAACCAATTTCCGCAACAACAAACTCTGGAGTTATTGGTGTTGTGTCAAAATCAAATGTTAATGGAACAATTTTAGTTGGAGCATTCCGTGGTAACGGCACATGGGGATCAATGAAAGCAGGTCTAGCATAATGGCACAATACAGAGGTTACGCACAATCTTTTACAGTTGGATACGAACCACCAACAGTTACTTGGACAGTCGTTAAGGGTGACACAGCATCTTTTAGAGTGTATGTTACAGACAATGATAGAAATCCATTAGACATAGAAAACTGGACAATTGCAATGGATATTGTTCCACCTAATACAAGTGTTCCAGTTGTAGAATTATCTCCTGGACCAACAGATGATGATGGACCAGGTGAGTTTACAGTTTCATTGTCAGCACAAGAATCTGCAGAACTTTCAACAGGAGATAGATTTGATATTCAAATGTCTACCACCTCACCAGTATCCGTTTGGACGGTAGCCCAGGGTACTATGGTAATGATTGATACAGTTACAGACTAATGCCAATAACTCAGGTATCTAATTTAGATACACATCCAACAGAGATAATTAATATAGATTGTAGAACAACTTTTGTAACTACGCTAGATGCCCTTTGTACTGACTTTGCTACAGTAATGCCTTTTAGAATTAATTTTCAAACTATTGATATTGGTGGGTTTTCCCCGACAAATCCAGCCCCTATTGGCATTGCTATCATAGGGTTTAATAATTACATTTTATGATATAATCAATGATATGGCCGTACTACCAATAAATCAATTAAAAGCAAAGTTTGAGACAGGTGATAGACCTAATGGAGAAGACTTTACTGATCTAATTGATACCACCGCATATAGAGCAGACTCTTTGGGTGGAGATGGAAACAACTCGGTCACAATCAACGGTATTGAAAGTGCAACGGTATTTGACACAATAGACACATCTACCTGGAGAACAATTAAATACATGGTTCAAATGTCCCATGCTGGATCATCTTCATATAGAAGCGCAGAAATTAACATAGTTTTTGATGGTACCAATCAAAATATTACAGAATTTGCCTCTGTTGCTAACACCAATAGCAACGTAGGAAATATAACTGCTAGTTTAAATTCTGGTACAATTAGCATGACAGTAACACCAGCACTAAGCCCGATGACTATGCGGTTCTACCGTACAGGTTTGAAGGCCTGACCTAAAGGAGAAAAAATGGCTACAGTCGACAAAGCCTTTCGCATTAAAAATGGCCTCGTAGTTGAAGGCGCAACGGCTACTGTAAATGGATCTACAGTCCTTACAGAAGCCTCTACAGAATTCTTACAAGATACCACAGCAGCCATGTTTACAAATGGTACACAAACAGGTATCACTTTTACATACAATGATTCAACTGGCGTAATTGATGCTGCAGTATCAACAACACCAACATTTGCAGATAGAATCATCTTTGAAGGATTAACCCCAGATGCATTTGAGTTAACACTTTTATCACCAGAGCCAGTATCAGATGTAACAGTAACACTTCCAAATGCTACAGATACTTTGGTGGGTAAGGCAACAACAGATACACTTACAAATAAAACAATCTCAGGAACATCTAATACCCTTACAGATATTGGAAATGGTTCATTAACAAACTCTACTATTTCTGGCAAGGCACTAGGAACTAACCTAGATGCGCTGACAATTTCAACAGGTCTAAGTGGAAGCACATACAACGGTTCATCAGCAGTAACAATTGCGATTGATTCAACAGTAGCAACAACATCTGGAACACAGACACTTACAAACAAGTCTGTTTCTCTTAATTCAAATACTTTGACTGGTACAATTGCAGAGTTTAATGCTGCACTTTCAGATGCTGACTTTGCAACTATTGCTGGAACAGAAACTCTTACAAATAAGACACTTACCTCTCCAGTCGTTACAGGACTTACACTTAATGACTCAAGTATTATCTTTGAAGGTTCATCAGCAGATTCAAACGAAACAACTCTTACAGTTACAAATCCAACAGCAGATCGTACAATTACTCTACCTGACGTAACTGGTACAGTAGTAACAACAGGAGATACAGGATCTGTTACAAATACAATGCTTGCAGGATCAATTGCAAATGAAAAACTTGCAAACTCTTCTATCACAATTAATGGTACTGCAACAGCACTTGGTGGATCAATCAATATCACTTCTGGTGTATCAAGCGTTTCTGGAACTACCAGCCAAATTTCAGTAAGTGCAACAACTGGAGATATCACACTATCACTTCCAAGCGCAGTAACATTTCCAGGATCAGTTACTCTTAATGCAGCACCAACAGAAGATCTTCAAGCAGCAACAAAGGGATACGTTGACTCTGTAGCACAGGGCCTTGACATCAAGGCTTCAGTAAAGGCTGCTACAACTGAAAATGGAACACTTGCTACTGACTTTGATAATGGAAGCGTAGTTGACGGTGTAACTCTTGCAACTGGTGATCGTATTCTTATCAAGAATCAAACAGATGAAACCACTAACGGTATTTACGTAGTTGCAGCATCAGGTGCACCTACCAGATCAGCAGACATGAACGCTGGTTCTGAATTTCCTTCAGCATTTACATTTGTTGAAGCAGGAACTTCAAATGCAGATAAGGGATTTGTTTGTACAAATAACTCAGTAACTTTGGGTGAAACAAACATTACATTCTCACAATTTTCTGGAGCAGGAACATTTGTTGCTGGAAACGGATTAACACTAACTGGCAACTCATTCAGTATCAATACTGCAGTTACAGTAGATGTAAGCACAACCCAAACACTAACAAACAAGACATTAACAAGTCCAGTTCTTACAACACCAAGCATAACAGGACTTAAGTTAGATGATTCAAGTATTGTTTTTGAAGGTACAGCAAATGATCATGAAACAACATTAACTGTAACAGATCCAACAGCAGACAGAACAATTACACTTCCAGATGCAACTGGTACAGTAGCACTTACTACAGATATTGAAACTGCTGTTGATAACTTTGGTAATGCTGTTACTGGTGGTACAGGAATTAGTTCATCATATGCTTCTACAAGCAACATTCTTACAATTACAAATATAGGTGTAACAAGCCTTGCTGGAACTACAGACCAAATTACAGCATCTGCTTCAACTGGCGCAGTAACGCTATCTTTACCACAGTCAATTGCAACAACTTCTTCACCAACATTCTCTGGACTTTCAGTTGGCTCAGTAACACTTACAGATGCTCTTCTTGGAACAGCAACAACAAGTGTAAGCACAACAAGTGCAACTGTTGTAGACACATGGTCAGCAACAACTTACAGCACTGCAAAGTACATTGTTCAAATGAAGAACGGTAATGACATTGAAGTTCTAGAAGTACTAGTAACTGTAGATGCAAACAACAACGTTTACTTAACAGAGTATGCAGATGTAATCAGCAATGCTCAAATTGGCACAACAGATGCAGACTACACTGGTGGAAATGTCCGCCTTCTAGTTACATCAACAAATGGAACTACAGTAAAGGTACACAAGACGCTCATCGAAGCGTAATGTGTCCTGAAGGGATAGGTGAACTTCAGTGACGACCAATAATAAAGACTTTGTTGTAAGACAAGGACTTAAGGTTGCCACTGGAGTTACATTCCCAGATGGAACAGTTCAAACAACAGCATCATATAGCCCAATTATAGATGGTGGCGAGCCAAATTCAAGTTATGCAACAGCAGGAGTTGATGGTGGCTCTCCTTCAACAACATTTTGATATAATGGATAGAATAGGAGGATGACTAGTGGCAAATAGAATTCAAGTTCGTAGAGGAACTACTAGTCAATGGAATACCTATGACCCAATATTATCGGAAGGCGAAATTGGCTATAACTCAACTCTTGGATCTTTTAAAATTGGAGATGGCGAGTCTGATTGGTCTGAACTTGATTATTATCAAGCAGCAGCAGATATTACTCCAAATGAAATTGGGGCAATTGCATCTACTGAAAAAGGTGCAGCAGATGGCGTAGCGGCACTTGATTCAAATAAAAATGTTATTACCGCTCTTTCTGTTGTTTTCGAAGGTGCAACTGCAAATAACTTTGAGACTCTTCTTACCGTTACAGAGCCAGAATCTGACATTACTTTAAGCCTTCCAAATGCTACGGATACACTTGTTGGTCGTGCAACCACAGACACACTAACAAATAAAACTCTTACAAGCCCAGTAGTAGGAACATCTCTTACTACAGCAAGCACATCTTTTGATCTTTTAAATACAACTGCAACAACAGTTAACTTTGCTGGAGCAGCATCTACTATTTCAATTGGTTCAGTAACAAGCACAACAACAATAAATGATAGTCTTATAGTAACTGGAAATTTGACGGTAAATGGAACAACTACAACAATTGATACACAAACACTACAGGTAGAAGACAAGAACATTATTCTTGGATATGGCTCTACTTCAGATGTTGCTGTAGATGGTGGCGGTATAACATTAACTGGTGCAACAGATAAAACCTTTAACTGGGTAGATGCAACAGATGCTTGGACATCTTCTGAGCATATGAACCTTGTTACTGGAAAATCATATAAGATTAATAATACTTCAATATCAGCAGCCTTACCATCCCTTACATGGGGAGAAGTTAAAAATGGTAAGTCTGGTCTTGTAATTAGTTAAACAACTTTACAAAAACAAAAGTAGTAAACCTTTACTTTATACTTAATGTTTTAAATTAAGCGTAAAGTTATAAAATAATTATGTGATATACTTAGACTACTCTACAATATGTAGAGTTCTATTATTATTTTTAGTGAAAGGTTTACAAATTCAATGTCAGATATCTTTTCTTTTCGTTTGTTAGATGATTTTATTGCAAAATACAAGGAGACTGAGCCACCGTTTGGCTTTACAGACGCTGGTGGAAACTCTTTAGGAGAAATCACTTTCATACGCACCTATTCTCGTGTTAAAGAAGACGGTACAAAGGAACGCTGGCATGAGGTTTGTAAGCGTGTAATTGAGGGAATGTACTCAGTTCAGAAAAACCACGCAAAGGAAAATCGCCTGCCGTGGAATGATAACAAGAGCCAGAAGTCTGCACAAGAAGCATATGACCGTATGTTCAATCTTAAGTGGACACCACCAGGTCGGGGTATGTGGACATTTGGAACCCCTATGACTATGGAGAAGAAGAACTCTGCAGCACTACAAAACTGTGCAATGGTTTCTACAAGAGATATTGATCGTAACGATCCTGGTGCATTATTTGCATGGGTAATGGATGCATTAATGCTTGGTATTGGAGTTGGATTTGATACCGTCGGTGCTGAGAAAGAATATCTTATTTATGCACCAACAGAGCCAGCCTCTACATATCAGATCCCAGATACCCGTGAGGGATGGGTGGAATCAGTTAGATTCTTGCTTAATTCATTTTTAAGACCAAATCAGAATATTCAGGAGTTTGACTACTCACTGATTAGGCCACTAGGTGCCCCTATTAAGGGCTTTGGAGGCGTTGCTAGCGGTCCGCAGCCACTTATTGACCTCCATACCCGTATTCGTAAAGTTATCGGTGGCAGAGCAGGAGAGAAGTTAGATGCTCGTGCCATTACAGACATTATTAATCTTATTGGAACATGTGTTGTTTCTGGAAATGTTAGACGATCAGCAACACTTGCACTGGGTGCACCAGAAGATGAAGATTTTATTAATCTAAAAAATGCTGAAGTATTTCCAGAAAGAAACTCTTTTGATCCAGAAAATCCAGGATGGGCTTGGATGTCTAATAATTCTATTGCTGCAACTGTAGGAATGGATTACTCAAAATACACAGACTTAATTGTTGACAATGGAGAGCCAGGATTTATTTGGCTAGATGTTGCTCGTAATTATGGTCGGTTAAAAGATCCAGCAGACGGTAAGGACTACCGTGTAATGGGCTTCAATCCTTGTGCGGAGCAGCCATTGGAATCATACGAACTTTGTACACTTGTAGAAGTGCACTTAAATCGTCATGAAACTAAGGAAGACTTCCTCAAGACATTGAAGTTTGCATACCTGTATGGAAAGACTGTAACATTGCTTCCTACTCACTGGCAGCAAACAAACGGTATCATGCAACGTAATCGTCGCATTGGTACATCGCTAACAGGTATTGCTTCATTTGCTGACCAAAAGGGTATGCCAGCAGTTCGTGAATGGATGGATGAGGGATACGAAAAGATTCGTCATTATGACCACAAGTATTCAGAATGGCTATGTGTGCGTGAGTCAATTCGTGTAACAACAGTAAAGCCATCAGGTTCTGTATCTATTCTTTCTGGTGCAACACCAGGAGTTCACTGGGCACCAGGAGGAGAATATTTCCTACGTGCTATTCGTTTTGGTGATACAGATCCAATGCTACATTTATTTAAGGCTGCAGGATACAAGATTGAAAAAGATGTTGTTTCTGCAAACACTCAGGTTGTGTATTTCCCAGTTCACTCTGGACACCCACGTTCTGAAAAGGATGTAACATTATTTGAAAAGATTGCTCTTGCTGCAACTGCTCAGAAATACTGGTCAGATAATGGTGTTTCTGTAACATTATCATTTGACAAGGAAACAGAGTCAAAGCATGTTGCTCCAGCACTTAATATGTATGAAGGACAACTAAAGGCAGTATCCTTCCTTCCAATGGGAAATACCGTATACCCTCAACAGCCATATACTCAAATTACAAAAGATCAATATGCAGAGTATTTGGGTGAAATTAAGAAGATTAATTGGGATGCCATTTATGACGGGGTAGACAATCTTGAGGCTCTTGGAGAAAATTACTGCAGCACAGATGTATGCGAAATAAAACTGTAAAATGCTATAATAAAGGCTAAGGAGTAACATGTCTCAGCCGTCCAATTTATATGCAGAAAAGGTTTATTCAGAGCACCCAACTATCTTGTGGGCATTGGATGACCAGGCTGACTATATTACCCTAATTACAGAAAACCAAAGAAACATATCAAGTGGTTGGACAGTAACTAATGCATCTGTAACCTCTGGCTCTGGTATAACTGGAGAACCTTTTCCAGATAGTTATACAACCCTTATTGAGGGAGACGTTCCAAGCGGTGCAACAGAGACAGTTACATTAATAAGTCCAAACCTTGTTAATTTCCAAAACCTAAATAGTACCCTTGGATCTTTTTCTATTGGGTCATACTTTTATTCAAATAGCGCATACCTACAATCTGTAGAAATAGGATTTAGATATATAGATACTACTACTTCTTTACCTATAGAAGAGTTAGATTCTTTTACAACTTCCGTTTTTCAATCGTGGAGTTTTGTGTCTGGTACCTTTGACATAGTAGATGAGAACACTGAGTTTCAAGTTATCATAAAGTTAAACTATGCAAGCGGTGGCAGTGCTGGAGACTATGATTTCTACATTAATGGAATTACAGCAGGTCAATGGTCTGAAGAATTTAGCACAACTTCTTTAGGTGTAACACCAATATCTTTTCCAACAAATATTGCATTGTCTGCAACTCAAGCAGTACAAGCAGACCCATACGGTCTTGCTGGTGAAGTTGGATACTACCTTGTAGACAACAATGCTTTGATTGCAAGAAACAGCGGAGTGCCAATGGTCTTTGGCGCAAGCAATATTACAAGGATGACTCCCAACTCTAATAACAAACCATCTTTGATTGTTCCAGGAAAAGGTTTCTTAAACAAGAGCGGTCAGTATAAAGAGTACACAGTTGAGTTCTGGACAAGGATTAATTCTAATGCATATGAGGCTAAAAAGGTATTTGGTCCAATTTCCTCTAATGATGGACTTTATGTTGAGTCTGGATTTTTAACACTTGTAATTGGCACCGAGTTTTCCTCTCACTTCGTTGGTGAGTGGTTTAGACCAATGCTTATTCATGTTAGAGTAATTAGAAATAATGCAACGGTATTATTAAATGGAGAAGAAATTATTAATCTTCCTATTAATACAGACACACTAGATCTTCCAGAAATTCTTGATGAGTTTGGTGATAGCCAAGACTGGCTAGGCTTTTATGCTTATACCGACGTTACTCCAGTTGAAGTAGATTGTGTTGCAATATATCCATATTCTGTAGCAATTAATATTGCAAAGCGCAGATGGGTATATGGACAGGGTGTTCTTTCTCCAGAAGGCATCAACTCAGCATATGGTGGAACAGCAGCATTTATAGATTACCCGTTTGCTGACTATACTGCAAACTATAATTATCCAGATTTTGCTCAATGGGAACAGGGAGCATTTGATAACCTTACAACAACATCAAACTCTCTGACTACCCCACAATACTCTCTTCCAGAAATAAGCCTTGACTCAAAAACACTTGCACAACTATATGCAGATAATAAGGACATACAAGATCCACTAGACTACAACTTTATAACATTTAGACCAAATAACTCTTGGAACTCAGATAGATGTTATTTTAACTTCCCTAATTTTAATGTATTAAATGATTCAATCCATACAATCTATGGCGTGTTTTCATCAGAAGACCTTCTATCAGAAGAAACATTATTTAAGATTTATAATTCAAGCACAGGCAATTATTTTAGTATTAGAAAAGATTTAGACGAGATACATTACTACCTTTACTTCAATGGCACCGAAGAGGAAATCTTTACAAGCGACATAATTGTTTCTGGAGAAAAGTTTGCAGCAGGTATTGAAATTCAAACACTTGTTGCCACTTTTGGTGGAAATGTTGCTACATTCTTTGGAAATCAAAATGGATTAAAAATGTATGTTGGCGGAGAAGAAAATGCATCTTTACAATTTACTGGAAAAATATACTCAGCAGGACTTGCAACAAACTATAATGCTGTAGAGTTAAGAAGTCACTTTGAAGATAATGGTACAGCAATCGTTGACAGTTATTTAGCAACAGGCTCTGCTGAATCAGCAAATGCAATTGCCCTTCTTGAGCACACTGCAAGTTATACTCTTTTACCGCTGCAGGCATATGGGTCATACTTTCTTGACATTGGTGTTTCGGGGTACTGGGAAGACTACATGCCTCTTTCATATTTTGCACAATTTGTAACCAACGATATTGGCAATAAGTTCTATGACCTAGACTTTTTGCAGTTTAATATTGGGTATCCATCACCTACAAAATTAGCGGAATTTGAAACAACTAGTTCCTGGACATATCAAGAACTAAAGGAAGAGTATTCTCACCCAGTACAAAGAACATACCTACAACTAGATAATAATCTATTTACTGGCTGGAACAACTATGAGGATATGGCTCAAAGAGCAGAAAAGTATTATGAGTATGATACATCAGATGCATCTATTAGAAGTTATATAACTTTCCAGTATATTGAAACAGGGGCCAATGCTCCACAAGAAGACTTTACAACAGTGCTTCCAGCAAGAGAGGGAGCAATTATTGATATGGACGAATACCCAGATTGGTTATCAACAAAGTTTGAGGTAGTAGACAATACTTTAATCTACCCAACAAAGACTATTGACTTTAACGATCTTGCATTGGTTTATCATCTTGATTTTAATATTCGTGGTATCTTAAAGAAGCCTATTCAATTAAGAAGACTAGAACTTGCATCACAGGCATTTAATGATAACTCCTTTAATCCAGTCGGCACTAGATTTGGTATAAATATGTTCCCATACACAAGGTCTGGACTCTACTACGACTATAAGGCAAAGAACCCATTTAGCATTTATAAAGGAAGCACTCCATATCTTTATCTAAATAGAAGTTCTGGAGTAGAGGTGCGTGGAAGTTTTGATCCACTAGTAAGTCGTGGAATGTCGATTCCAGTTAACCAAAATGTTGCAGATAATTATCGTATTAGTGCCGCCCAAGTTTGGATGCGTTACGATCAAGATGCATTTCCTATTACACCAACAGAAATCTTTGAGATAGAGTATAAAGCAGACACAATTAAGTTCTACATGGTTTCAGATAATCCCGACGGTACAAGAGCAAGAATATATGCTATAAGCCAAACAACGAATAGTCTTTATAACGGAATATCTTATTTCTTAAATGGATCAATCGTAAGAGAGCCAGTATTAACAATCAAGGAGTGGGGAGTTCTTGGAATTGCTTTTGCAAATGCCTTAAGTTTTGACTTGTATCTTGGCTCTATCAATTTGACTGGTCCTCTTGTATTTAACAATATTGCTTTCTACCAAGCAAATAATTTACAGCAGGTTCAGAGCAATCTGCTTAGACCATGGCTTAAGGTTCAAACCGACGGTGCTACAAGTTTTGACTGGGAATTCTGGCTTAATAGTTTTAATTGGGAAGGCGTTCTTGTTATTTCTGCCTCAGATCTATATGGAGTTCTTCCTTCTGATGTTTATAAGACATATATCGGAACAAATAAGATTATTATTGATGATGAAGAGGGGATGGTGTTCGATGCAGAGAAACTTAAGGTCTATAATGACACAACATGGACTATTAGACTCGGAACACCAGTCTAATCTGGTATACTTTAGTACATGAATCCATTAATTAGTCCAAAAACTGGTAAGCCTATTGTAGGAAATGTACGTCGTCAGGTTATTGAAAAGAAATATAACTGGGGTTTGTACGTTTATAAGAAGTCAGATGGTAAGTGGTTTACTAACGGAGAGGGAGATGTGTTAAACATCGAGTCTACTCGTGGAGATATTTCACAGATTACTAAACTTAAAAATGCAGCAAAGTATTATGGCGATGATGGTGAAGGAGAGGCAGTCTTTGTTCCTGGCCTTACAAGAATTAGCGAAGAAGAGCACTCAGAACAACTAGATAGAATGAAGCAAGGTCTTATTCCATCAATGAACGATCTTGGTGCTTGGAAAGCAGCACAGGATACAATGCAAAAACACGGAAGAGATGCGTACGAGTCATGAGCGAAGATTACGATTATATTCAAGCAAGCATAAGAACTCAGGAAGAATCTGAGAATCTATTTAAGGCACAAGATCCTTTTGGCAAAGACTGGACAATATTAAAAGATTATGTTGGCATTGATCAAAACTTTAAACGCAGAACTTCAAGAACAGTTTCTAAAGCAACATATGCATACAATGCAGTAGAGCCTTCAACACAATATTTAAACTCTGCTAATGCCGTTCCTGCTGGCGATGGTGCAGAGTCAAAGCAGATCAATCCTGGAACGGTATACAGAAATGGGTACGGTCTATTTGATGTAATTACACCACCATACAACATGTATGAGTTAGCAAGTTACTATGATACATCTTTTGCAAATCATGCTGCTATTGATGCAAAGGTAGAAAACGTAGTTGGTCTTGGATACCGTTTTGATATTACAGATAGAACAATGTTACGTTTTGAAACAAACGATGATCAGGGTGCCGTAGATCGTGCACGTCGTAGAATTGAAAGAATGAAACTTGAGATGCGTGAGTGGCTAGAGTCTCTTAATGATGATGACTCGTTCACAACAAGCATGGAAAAGGTTTATACAGATCTTCAGGCAACTGGAAATGGATTCTTAGAAGTTGGCAGAACCGTAACTGGAGAGATTGGCTATATTGGACATATCCCATCAACAACAGTGCGTGTAAGAAGACTTCGTGATGGTTTTGTTCAGATCATTGGTCAAAAGGTTGTTTACTTCCGCAACTTTGGTGCTACAAATACAAATCCAATGACAACAGACACTCGTCCAAATGAAATTATTCACATCAAGGAATACTCACCATTAAACACATACTATGGAATTCCTGACATTATTTCAGCGGTATCATCATTAATTGGTGACTCACTTGCTGCTCAATACAACATAGATTACTTCCAGAATAAGGGAGCCCCAAGATACATTATTACAGTCAAGGGTGCAAAACTATCTGCTGATGCAGAGGATAAGATGTTTAGATTCCTTCAGTCTGGTCTTAAAGGACAAAATCATAGAACACTTTATATCCCACTTCCTGGAGATACAGACAACAATAAGGTTGAGTTTAAGATGGAACCAGTTGAAACTGCAATTCAAGAAGCATCCTTTGAAAGATATAGAAAGCAAAATCGTGATGACATTCTTGTAGCACATCAAGTTCCTATTTCAAAACTAGGCGGTTCAGATTCTGGTGCCATCGCTGCTGCTATGTCACAAGACAGAACCTTTAAGGAGCAGGTTGCTCGCCCAGCACAGGCACAACTTGAAAAGGTTATTAATAAGATTATTAAAGAAAAGACAGATATCTTGAGTTTGAAGTTTAATGAACTTACACTTACAGACGAGATTGCACAATCACAGATTATTGAAAGATATGTCAAGACACAGGTTATCACTCCAGATGAGGCTCGTGAGTTGATTGATATGCCGCCAAGAGCAGATGGAGAAGGAAATGCTCCATTCTCAATGACACCACGACAAGCCACAGATGCAAGAGCAAACCTGGCGGGTAATCGTGAAAGAGATTCTCAAAGAGCAAATAACTCTTCAGACTCTCCAGCAACACTTGAAGGTAGAAATCCACAAGGAGAAGGAAGATCGTCTCAATAGTTGAGAAAACCCTAAAAAGGTTTGATATAATAATACTGCCATGATTATAAATAAA